GCCGCGCGTCCTGTGTCGGGTAAAGCTGCCGAAGCTGCCGATGAATGCAAGTCCGCGTTCCGCAACTGGCTTGCTAACCCGGAAAGCTTCGAAGCAAAACAAGCGTTCGAACAGAAGGCTCTTGCCACCACTGGCCTAGCGAACGTCATTCCGCGCACTGTTTCGGATGAAGTTATCGCTGCTGCTCGGGGTTATTCGGCTCTTGCTGGTCTTGCTAAGTATGTCGTTACCGGCACTTCGGAATTTGGCATCATGGTTTCGGGTGGTTCGGCTGTTACTCGCGGTGGGGAAACCACGGTTCGCGGCGAAAACACTACTTCGCTCGTTTCTAAAAAGCCGATCTGGACCGATGTGGGTTCGAACGTCGCCGTTACCAAGCATTCCGCTATGGACCTTCAAACGGACGTGATCTCGTTCATCGCTGATCAGTTTGCGGAAGACTTCGCTGCCGACATGGCCGATGGGTTTATCAACGGCACTGGCCTAAATGACGACCCGCAAGGCATCCTTACCGCTGGCATCGAACTGAGCGGCGCTTCGGTTACGCCGGAACTGATCATCGATCTTGCTTACAAAGTGAAGACGGTTGATCGCAACAACGGCGCTTACCTGATGGCTGGCACGACTGCTGCGGCTCTTTCGAAAGCCAAGGCTAACTCGCAATTCGTTCTCGAAATCAAAGAGGGCGTTACGATGATCAACGGTCGTCCTGTGCATGTTGACGATTACCTCCCGGAAGAGACGCCGGTTGTGTTCGGTAACTACAAGCGCGCCTTCCTGACTGCGGTTCGCGCCGAAGGTGTAACCGTCCAGATCAACCCGTATAAGCAATCGAACGTGATCTTCGTTGAAGGCAATCTTCGTTACGGTTCTGTTGTGCTTAACGGTGACGCTTACGCGAAGCTCGTTATCGCCTAATCTCGGCGACTAACATAAGGAAAATGGCCCGCTTCGGCGGGCTTTTTCTTTTTCTAAATACCGGAAAGATTATAAGGAATTGCGCAATGGTCGATTTAGAAAAATTCAAGTTTCATGCGCGGATAGACGATGACTTCGAGGACTCGTATATCCAGCTTCTTCTAGATGCCGCTATCAATTACGTCTCTAAAATTACTGGCGTTCCAAATGATGAGAATGCCCCGCCTGAATACGATTTGGCGATTATGATCCTTGCACTCCATTGGTATACAAACAGGGAAGTTTTATCGGATCGTGGAACCAATCAAGTCCCCTATGGCCTTGGAATGCTAATCGCCAATCTCAGAACGAATTGGACAATCTGAAATGCATACGGGACTATTGGATAAGCGGATTACGATCTTGTCGAGGCAAGTGATTGACAATGGATTATCGAAGAAAGAGACGTATGCGCCTTTGAAATCGGTATGGGCAAAGGTCTCTTATATCTCTGATGGGGAGCGTATTCAGGCTGCAATCGCTCAACGGCAAATCTCCATGCGGTTTGTAATTCGGCACTCAAAATCTCTGTCTCTGAATAACGAATATCGCATCCGCTACGATGGTCGAGATCTTGATATTGAGAACGTCAAAATCTCCGATGACCGGCAATGGATGGAAATTACTTGTGGGGCGCGGAAGTAAATGGCGAAGAACAAGTCCGGTATGGAGATCGATAAGAAGTCGTTTCGGGAACTCGAAAAGAACCTCATGTCCCTCGAAAAGTTGGCTACTCAAAAGCGGCTTATCAAGACTTCCATGAAGAAAGCAATGCAGCCGGTAGCTGATGCTGCACAGTCTGCCGCCCCGGTTGATGAAGGGGATCTTCGCGATTCTATTATCGTAACGGATAAACTCAACAAGACGCAGAAGAGGCTTGAGCGAAAAGAGGGCAAGCATTCGTTTGTGATGTATGCCGGGGCAGGTTCCCCCAAGGGGCATTTGCTAGAGTTTGGAACTGAGGAGACTTCCCCTCAACCCTATCTTCGCCCCGCGTGGCAAACTGAAAAAGAGAATGTGCTTAACATCCTGAAAGACGAAATGGCCGCAAGAATTCAAAAGGCCATTAAACGACAAGATCGGGCCAGAGCCAAGGCCGCGAAAGGATAAGACCAATGGAAAGACAACTTCGACAACTCATTACAGACGCATCCGGCATCGAAGTCCATTGGATTCGGGCTCCCGCAAATACACCGCGTCCATACATCAGGCTATCCCTTATCACCGAATTAGGGGATCATACGATGGAAGGTAGAACGCCATTGCGGCAATCGATGATTCAAGTTGATATTTGGGCCGAAGATATGGCCGATCTCTTGACTATTAAGAATGCGGTCATGGTTCTGGACGGTTACAACGATCAATCCGGCGATGATCCTATCAAGGTAATTCTTCTGGATAAGGTTAGATCGGGCGAAGACACTTCCAATCCGGCTGATATCGTGCTTCGTTATTCAATCGACTTTCGAGTTTTCCATTCTTAATGGGTCCGAAATCCCATCCTCTACATACCGCATAAAGGTATCAACTTAGAAGGATGGATTTAAATGACTATTGCAATTGGAATTGATGCTAAGGTCGAAATCGGTCGCGGCGCTACTCCGACTTGGACCGAATTGGCTTACGTTACGGATATCACGTTGCCTGAATTTACGCGCGATAAAATCGAAGTAACTCATCAGAAAAGTCCGAGTGGAAAGAAAGAATACATTCCCGGTCTAGGCGAATTTTCAGACATGACCGCTGCAATGCACTATGTTCCGGGCAGCGCAACTGATGACCTTTTGCTTGAACTTCAGGACTCCGGCGAGACTGTCAAAGTTCGCGTCACGCTCAAGGGCGAAGATGGTCCAGTTGTTTCGACTTATTCAGGCTTCATGCAGGGATATTCCAGAAACATCCCTGTGGGCGATGTGATGGAAGCCGAAGCTACCTTCAGCATTAACGCCTTGGTGGTTGGCCCGTAATCTCGACAACATCAATAACGAAGAGAACCCGGCTTAGGTCGGGTTTTTTATTTCACGAAATTGCATTTTATTTCTCAAATGGCCTGATTTGTTGCTTAAATATCACATTCGGAAATCTCGGTTTTTCTAAATATTTTATAACAATAAGATAACGGAGAAACCAAAATGCTTAAATCAAAACCATTGCCGAGCCAAGAACGCCTGAATGAAGTTTTCAAATACGATTCCGAAACCGGATATCTGATCCGCAAAGGGCAATCAGGTCATGCAGGCTGCATCAATAAACGAGGCTACTGGCAGGTCTATTGTGATGGGGTGCTCTATTACGCTCATCGTCTAATTTGGAAGATGCATTACGGCGACATCCCCAAAGGTATGACCATCGATCACATTTCGGGAGATCCGAGTGACAACCGCCTATCGAATATCCGACTGGCGAGAGTTGAAGAGAACAATCTGAATAGAAAAATTTATGCGAGTAACAAAAGCGGTTACGCTGGCATCTTTAAGTCAGGAAACAAATTCGTAGCCTCTATCGGTCGTGGAGGCGTCAATCACTATTTGGGGCGTTTTGATGATATCGAGACGGCGATTGCAGTCCGGGAAGCTGCAGCGATGAGACTTCATGGCGAATTTAGGAGGGTGCATTGAACATAAATAACGATGAGCTTGAATGTCAGGTCGAAAAGCATCCTGACATTGAGAGACTAAAGATTGAATCCGCAAGCGTGGATCGTCTGCTAGAGAATAACGAAAAACACATCTTGGAGAATAAGAATGAAAACGAATAGCAAAGGTATTTACACATTCCAGAACGGCATGAAGCTTGATTTGAACTTCAATGCTCTTGCGGAATACGAGTCCATGGTTGAGGGATCGAACGGACTCGAAGTTATGGCCCGCATGGCATCGGGCCAGCTTAATGTAACTGAATGGCGAACGCTGCTTTATTGCGGTCTCAAGGTGAATCAACCCGAAGTGACCCTAGAAGAAGCAGGGGAAATGTTGGCCATCTATTTCGAAGATCTGGTTGCTTCGATCAACAAGGATATCGATGAGGCTGCGGCAGAGGCGGGAAAGCCGAAGGCGGGGAGAAAGAAGGCG